TACCGGGGAACACAACGGTTCAATGGACCGGACAACAAGTCCTGCTGGCTGGCGGGAGTGTCCAATCCAAGGCATCCACGACCGCCGTTTCAATTAAAATTGGCGGGGGGCCGGGCCAATGACCATTACAGTTTATCCTCCCTACGGCTCGACAATAAACAACGCTATCTACACTCAATTTGGCGGTGGAACGATAGACGCCTTTGGTCGTTTGCGAGTGTCTAGTCCGTACACTGTTTTTGATGCGCAGTCTCGATTTGAGTCTACAGCTTCTTATAGTTATGTTACAGACACCGGCGGCACTACTGCATACAATACCAATAAGTCATCTGTGAACTTGAATGTAACAACAACGTCTGGCTCTCATGTTCTAGCTCAGACACGCCGCACTTTCCCGTACCAGCCCGGTAAGAGCCTGTTGACGATGCAGACTTTTACCATGAACACGGCTACCACAAACCTGACGCAGCGGGTCGGATATTACAACGGAAATAACGGTGTTTATTTGGAGCAGGGTCCTAACGGCGTAACGTTTGTTATCCGCACTTATACTGGTGGCTCCGTAGACGATACACGCTATGTTGCTCAATCTAATTGGAACGGAGACAAGCTGGATGGAACCGGTCCATCTGGCGTTACACTTGATTTAACAAAAACCCAAATTCTTTGGTTTGATTTTGAGTGGCTTGGGGTTGGTAATGTCCGCTGTGGGTTCGTTATCAATGGCCAGTATGTTATTTGCCATACCTTTGAGAACGCCAATTTCCAGACTGCGGTATATATGCAGACTGCAATTTTGCCGCTTAGGTATGAGATATTTACCACCGGCACGACCGCTGGCGCGGCCACTTTGCAGATGATTTGTTCTACGGTAATTTCTGAGGCTGGATACCAACAAACATCTCAAAGATACATTGCCCGAAGAGACTCAAATGGCATAACGGTAGCCAATAACACTGGTCTTGATTTTACGCCTCTGGTATCAATCCGTGTAAATTCAAGTTATTATGGTGCTGTTGTCTTGCCGGAAGGAATACAATTCTACCCAACAAGCAGCGGTTCAACCGGTTACGAAGTTGTTTTAATAAAGAACGCGACGCTTACCGGGGCAACATGGGGCGGTACAGCCCTGTCTGGTGGGCAAGTGGATGTTGATCTGGCGGCTACGGCAGCTACTGCTACGGCAAATAACATAGTCCAGACCTCATATGCGGCTGATGCCTCGCAGTCTACCTTCAGCACTGACGTTCCGACTGGTTATAATTTCTCCCTCCAGTTAGGATATAACGCTACTCTGACAGGGGAAGGATTTGCCAGCAGTGATACCTATACATTGGCAGCCCGTGGGTTGAATAATAGCCCAGTGGGCGCTGGTACGGGTGCTCTCTCATTCTATAACTTGACGGTGTAAAAATGCCCCTGAAGCGCGGTTCATCTCAAAAAACTATTAGTTCCAACATCTCGGAGATGGTGAAGGCTGGTCATCCTCAGAAGCAGGCTGTTGCCGCGGCGCTTGAAACCGCTCGAAAGGTGCGGGCGACGGGCGGGAAGGCTAAGATGCCGAACGTCAATGATGTACCAAAAGAGCTTCGCGAATTGGCCCCTGCGCCAAAAGGCTTGCCGCACGTTAATTCGCTGAATGTCGACAAGAAGTTTTGGATTGACGAGCCGGAAAAGAAAAAGTCCGGCGGCCCAACAAAAGCGCCCCTGCCGACCGGCGCTCCAGAAAAGCTCCACGTTGGGCCTATTCACAGCCCGGTTGCCGGGCGTACCGATCACCTGCCGATGCACGTCCCGAGCGGCGCTTACGTCATACCCGCCGACATTGTTTCGGCGCTGGGTGAGGGTAACACTATGGCGGGCTTCCGCGCCGTCAAAATAATGTTTAAGGATGCTGGCGGCGCTACAATCACTGACGCTGAACAGGAGGGGGATCCGGTTGCTATTGTCGCCGCTGGCGGCGAATACGTCTTGTCTCCCGAGGAAGTAATGTGGGCCGGTAACGGCGACATGGACCGGGGCCACAAGGCTCTGGATGAGTGGGTAAAGGGCACCCGTTCTGAAACAATCAAGACGCTTCAGAAGCTGCCCGGACCCAAAAAAGATTGAGGAGAGGGTTAATTGGCTGAGAAAAAGGGTGAAAAACGCAATAATCTGGTCGTCCGTGTAGCAACTCCGGACGATCTTGAAGAGATAATGGCTCTGGCAATGGCCGCCTGCGAGGAGAATGGCTTCGTTTTGCCAAGTCAGGAAAAGCTACTGTACGAGATATGGCCAGCATTAAATCGAGACAAGGGTATCATTGGCGTAATTGGCGAGCCGGGGGGCGCCGCGGAAGGGGCAATCCTTTTGAGAATTGGTAACATATGGTATAGTGACCACCAAATTCTCGAAGAACGCGCCGTGTTCATTCATCCTGATTTCAGGGCGGCGAGCGGTGGTAGAGCTAGAAAACTATGTGATTTCGCCAAAAAAGTCTCGGATGAGCTTGGCTTACCCCTAACGATTGGCGTCCTTTCCAATCAAAGGACGGAGGGGAAGGTCAGAATGTACCGAAGAATTTTTGGTGAACCCTCCGGTGCTTTTTTCCTGTATGGGAAAAGAACTGGAGAGTGGAAGCCTGCTGCAGAGTAGAGCTTCCCGCTACCCGGCCAAGGCCGGAAACGGAGAAATGGTATGGGCGGTGGCAAGACGCAAACTACTACACAGCAAGTACAAATACCCCCCGAGGTACTTGCTAGATACAATGCCGTAAACGCCCGTGCCGAAGCTGTCGCAGAACAACCGTTTCAAGCCTACAGTCAGGATCCCAACGCCTTTGTTGCGCCGCTTACCGCCACGCAGCAGGCTGGCATATACAATGTAAATCAGGCCGCTGGAGCTGCACAGCCTTACTATCAGGCTGGCACAAATTTGACTATGGGCGGAGCGCAAAACGTTGGGCCATTAACCCAGCAGCAAATTCAGTATTATCAAAACCCATATACTCAAGCTGTAGCAGACCCAACTATCGCCGCCCTCAGACAGCAGCAGGGTGAACAAACTCAGGGTGCTATAGGAAATGCAATAAAGTCTGGCGCATTTGGTGGTGACCGGGCGGGCATTCAGATGGCTAATTTAGCCCGTCAACAGGGTCTTGGTATGGCTCAGGCCGTCAACCCGATCTACCAGCAAGCGTATCAAAATGCCCTCAATGCGGCCGTAGGTCAGCAAAACGTTGTTGCGCAAGATCTTCAACGCCAGTTGGCTGCAGGACAGCAACTTGGTGGTCTCGGCACTGGCGCACAGCAGGCCGCACTCAGTGGCGCACAAGCGCAATTGGCTGCTGGCACGACCGAACAACAGACGCAGCAGGCTGGCCTGCAGGCACTCTACAATCAATTCCAACAGCAACGTGCCTACCCGTTCCAGCTCGCGCAGTTCCTTGGCAACATCGCTATGGGTACCGGCTCTTTGTCTGGATCCACGACCACGACGACGCAGCCTGCGGGCTTCTTCTCCGACGAACGCTTGAAGGAGAACATGCGGCCGGTGGGTGAGACTAAAGATGGCCAGACCATCTATAGCTTTAATTACAAAGGCGACCCCCGCACACAAATTGGTTTGTCTGCACAGGAAGTTGCCGAAAAGCACCCAGAAGCTGTCAATAAAGCTAAGGTTCCGGGTCTAGGTGGAGCAGAAGCCCTTACGGTGGATTACAAGAAGGCTACTTCTGATGCGGCCGAGAAGGCTGTCGGGGGCGGCTTACAGGGCGAAAGAATTGCCCCGAGACCGCCTATGTCAGCGCCCATGTCTTTGGGCTCGCTGAACCTCACTCCAATTGCTAATCCTTTCCAAACACAACCGCCGGGTGGTTTGGGCGGCGCTGCTCCGGCCATGCTTACCGGTAATATTCCAATCCAGCCGTTTGCGGGTGAAATCAATCGCGCCCCGCCGACGGAAGGCGTGTCCCTCGGCACTCGCGAAGGGTGGCAGGCCGAGCTGGCGTCTCTGTACAATGGGCGTCCGTTTGAGAGCGGTGAGCAGTACGCTAACATGCGTAGGCAGCAACTTATGAACAAATTGGCGGGCATTGACGCACAACCGATGGTCATCACTCCCCCCGCGCCCCCAGTAGTTGTAGATAATTGGAATTACGACGATAACTGGGCTCGCGGCGGGTACGTTGATGAGCCGGGTTACTATGGTGCTGGCGGCCGTCCTGAGCGTGCTCGCGGGGGTATGAGCGATTCGACATGGAAAGCCATTGTGGAGGCAGTGGGACGCAACATAAATATTGGCTCTCAGTCTTACGCGGGTGCGTCCGGAACACCGGGCGGCGGGGGCGGCGGGGGCGGTTACGCCGCTATGGGGACGAAGAACCCCCTTGCTGTTGCCAAACTGGCGACCGCCAGCCGTCTCCCTTCCCGAGGGCCGAGCGGCCTCGCGCAGGCTGCATCTATAGGACAGCAAGTGGCATCCATAGCGAAGGATGTCTACGGGGGATATAAGAAAATTACCGAAAAGAATGACGATAAGAAACCAAATGGAGCCAAGACGAAAGCTAATTATGGGGGTCGTATCGGATACCAAGGGAAGGGCTTTGTTGAGGGGGAAATGCCCTACTCAGATGAAGAAGATAACAATTCAGACTTCTTTAGGAGAGATAAAGGAATTAAGCCGGTAAACGCAGGTTCTTCTGATCTTACCGCTGCGCTTAATGACGTTAACAAGGGTCTTGCAAGCACCCCAAGAGGAGATCCCACAAAACCTCCTTCCAGTGCCCCGCGGCCAAGCGGCGGAGGCGTTAATCAACTTATGAATGTCGTCAAGACGGGTAAATCGCTTGTTGATACGGCTTCTAAGGCTGGATCGGGCCTTAGCAGTGTCCTCGGCGGTGCAGGGGCTGAAATGGCCGCTGGCTCGGGTCTCGGTGCCGCGGGTGCTGAGACTGTCGCGGGCGGCCTTGGTGCCTTGGGCGCTGAAATGGCCGCCGGTACTGGTGCCGGGCTCGGCATGCTGGGCGCTGAGGCCGTTGGCGCGGGAGCTGCCGGAGCAGCAGGAGCTTTGGGTGCCGAAGCAGCCCTTGGAGCCGTCGCTGCTCCCGCACTGGCTGAAGGCGGTAAGGCTGCGTTGGCGGGATTGTTGGCACTCCTCTCCGATCCGCGTAGCAAGCACGACGACGAAGTTGCTGGCCACCTGTTCAATGGCCAGCCGGTCCATACCTTCAAGTACAACGGCGACAACAAGACCCGCATGGGCCTGATGACGACCGAGAGCGACCGCCGCGCCGTCCACAATCTCGGCGGCCTTGAGATGCTCGACTACAAGAAGGCGACCGACGTGGCTGCGGGACTGGCTCCCCGGCAGGCTGCTCAGAGAGGCGGCCCGTTTGTCGATCCCGACATGCCTGCCATAGGAGCTGTCGAGACCGCCCTCAATGTGCCCCGACAATATCAGCCGATTATTGCCAAGGTATCGGAAAAGACTGGCGTTCCGGCGAATATAATTGCTGCTCTTATGTCTCAGGAAAGTAGCTTCAACCCAAAGGCTGTTGGCCGCTCAGGTGAAATTGGCTTAACACAGATTTTGCCCAGCACTGCCCGTGATCCGGGCTACGGCATGAAGGGTGTTGATCCTGAGAGCTTGCGGGATCCGCAGGCCAACATCCTGTTTGGCGCAAACTATCTGGCGAACAAGGCCCGGCATCTGGGGCTCGATCCTTCCAGCCCCGAGGCCCTGATGGCCTACAACGCCGGTTCCAATAAAGAAAGATACGCTCGCGAAGTCATGGCCAAAGCCGGTCGTTATGATCCGACTGTCGACGCCAAGTACGCCAATTTCACCTACACGCCTGCCGCAAGAGCGGTTGAAAGTGCCAAAAACCTCAATCGTCCGTCTAAGGGCCTGCCCGGCGATGACCGCTACCGCTTCAGTAAGGAGCCCGGCCAGTTCGTAAAGGACACCCCGCGATCTGCCCCGTGGAGTTACTTTGGCAAGGGCCTGCTCGGCAAAATGGGTGTCAGCCCCGATACGGCGTCAGCTCTGACATCCGAGAAATTTATTGTACCCCTCATTGGAGGTATTGGATCGATGCTGGCCTCGAGACGTCCCACCCTTGGCGGAGCGCTCGGTGAGGGCGCTATCGGCGGTCTAAGCGCCTACACCGCCCTGCGTAAGCAGGAAGCCGAGGAGGAGAAGGCTAAGGGTCCTGCGACTGTTCAGGCAGAGACGGCTCGCAGCATCGCTATCGGTAACGTGCAGAAGAGCGTTCAGGTAATTGGTACGACCCGGATCGTGTGGCTCGCTAACGGAACGCCGATGCGCTACGGAGAGTACATGGATTTGGTTGAAAGTGGCAAAGCTCCCAAGCTCTTGGGCAGTGTACCCACGGGGCCTGAAGCAAAAAAGAAATTAGAAGAAGCCGGTCTACCGACCGAAGACGCTGCAGTTTCTCCAAAAACACTTGCTACAGGGAAGACGCCTACTGAAAAGAAGCCTGCCGTAGGGAAGACGCCTACTGAAAAGAAGCCTGCCGTAGGGAAGACGCCTGTTGCGTCACCGTTTATTGACAATAAAACAATTGCCGTCGCTAAAGAAGATCGTAAGATCGTCGACAACGCTGGTGAAGCAGGCGCAATAGCCACGGACGCCGCAAAAAGATATTCGACAGCAGTCAAGTCTTCCGCGCAGGCGGCAAGAGATAGCGCCCGTTATATGGGCGATCTAGCCGAGAACCTTGCCAAAGCAGCTAAGGGTAAGGGCTTAAACGAAACGGGATTTGGTTTCAATGGGCGAGCCGAAGTTGTCAGTGCCTTGAATACGCTTGCTCGTAGTTTTGGACTTGGTCCAAATGTGTTTGGCAAAGCTGATAAAATTAAACAAATAAATGAAAAAATATCTGCTCTTCAGGCTGCCGCCAGTGCCAAGGGGGCGGGGCAAGAAAGTTACGCGGCGCTTGATCTTTTGAAGAAAGCGATTGCGCAACCGAGCATGGACCCGCAGGCTTTTGCGAAGCTATCTGCCGATCTAATGGTGCAGACGCAGAGGGCGATAGATCGTGCAAACCACCTCGACGCATATATCAGCGCAGTAAAAGGGGCGACGGGCCACCTTGCGTCAAAGGATTTTGAGCGCTTGCGCCCATCTTCCCTGTACACCAAGGAAGTGGATGCCATATCAAAAATTATATTACTAAGACCGCAACTTCTATTCGACATCCGACGCCGAAAATATACTCCTAAGCAAATAGACGACGGATTAAAAAAGATTTTTGGGTTATCCAACATGAGCAGATATTTCATCGGAGAACAATAATGGACGAAGAAAATCCTCTCCTGAAAGATCATTTTTTCCATCTAGCCCCCGCGCAACCAAAAAGCACGGAACCGGAAGTTCTTCCGCTCGATATACGTTTGAAAGGTATAAATAAGCCACTTCCTCCGGGCCCTACGCTTCGGGAAACGGCTTTAGATGTTGCGAAATCCGTATTGTCGGAAGGTGCAAAAGGCGCTGCTGCTACAGTAGTGGGTGGCCCCGGTTCTGTTGAGACATTCATCGCTAAAGACATCCCGGAAGCTCTTCGTTCCGGCGCGTTGTGGACGGCCAAGAAGCTCGACATAATCTCTCCTAAAGAGCAAGAGGAATACGGTCGGAAGCCGCTTCCGTGGGTGGGCGATCAGACTAAAATGCAGAAGAAGGGGTATTCTTCCCCCATCCTGCACTTGCCCACATACAAGGGTGTCGAGAAAACTTTCAAACAGACAATGAAGGCCGCTGGCGCTCCGGAAGCGCTCACCTATGAGCCGCAGACGACGCCCGGTAAGATTGTTGGTAAGGGCGCTGAGTTTGCCGCACAAGGGTTGCCGGGAGCACTGCGCACCTTACCGGGCAGGCTTATAACCGGAGGTGGCGCAGGCGTAGGCTCTGAGCTTTTGGCGCTCTCTTCTGAAGACAAGGGGAGCGAAGAAATTAGTCGCCTTACGGGCGCATTGGCTGGCGGCATTGGATCTGGCCTCGCAGCGAGTGCCGTTGGGCGTTTGTTTGGCGGTCTGCGCGGGATGGTTGTGCCTAAAGGCGTAAGCAATAGACGCATAGCCGCCGCTCTTGCTGAAGATATTCGTCGTGGCCAGACAAACATGACGATGGATCAATTACAGGAAGCAATGCGCACGGGTGCGCCTCTTAGCATTGCTGATATGGCCGGTCCGCAAACGCGCAAGCTCCTTGGGAGCATGGCGGAGCGCACACCTGTTGCGTCTGAGGCTGCGACATCTTTCAATCAGCAGTTGCAGCAGCGGGTGAAGGAGAGCGGGGAACGTCTCAAAGGAAACATTGACAATATTTTTGGTGGACCAATTGATGCTGCGCGTGCGCAAGAGCTGGCGCAGCAGTCCGGAAAAATTATCCGCGATCAAGTCTACAGCATAACGCGATCTAATCCTCTTGCCCAATCCATGCCGCAAAATAAATTTTCTTCCCTACTAAGCAGGCCAATTGTTCAGCAGGCAATGAAAAGGGCGGAAGAAACAGCAAAGAACAACCCTAGCTTTAATATCCGTGTACCCTCCGTTACTCCGGGCAAAGCCGCTGTTCCCCCACAGACAACAGGGACAACGTCTGGTGTAGTTACTACGCCCGGACAAAAAGCCGTTCCTCCAAGGGTTACAAACGGAAACTTGTCTTATTGGCATCAGGTGCAGCGGGAACTTCGAGACATTGGAGAAGTTGCGAAGGGGCAACGAGACAACACGCTTGCGTCTTCTGCTCAAAATGCGCGAGATCAGATACTCAAGACACTCGATACTGTTCCCGGCTATAGGAACGCCCGCGGCGTTGCCTTTGAAACATTCAATGCGGCTGACGCCCCGGAGGCAGGCTATAAGTTCTTTGGAAACATGAACAGCTTCAAGCGCAAAGAAATTGCCGATGCGTTTAGAACAATGACACCAGAGCAGCGAGAATTGTTTGCCACGGGGTTTGCCCAGCGCTTGTCTGAAACGGCGGCTAAAGGCGAGTCGGGTATAAACTCTTTGGCAAAGTCATTCAACAATCCTGATTTCCGTAGCCGGGCGCTGATGGTTCTTGGACCTCAGAGATATTCCGCAATACAGGGTCAAGTTCTATCAGAACAACTCCTGTCTAAAGTTAAGCAATTACAATTTATTGCAGAAAAAGGCGGAATGAAAGAATTTGCCGAAAAGCTGGCCCCGCCCGCAATTGTTGGAGCTGTTGGTGGGGCAGCTATGGAGGCGGCTTTTCTTGGCGGCCAGTTTTCTGTTGAATTGGCGATTAAAGCCGCTATAGGGGCAGGTATTGGATCCGCAGGCAAGATTGCGTTAGATGCGACTGAGAGACGTATTGCCAACAAACTGCTGCCTTTGGCGACATCCACCGACCCACGAGACATACAGCGACTAGGAGACCTTGCTCGGCAGAACAGTGCCGTCGGGCGCTTGTTCAATAAAATGAGCACAATTCTAAGTAACACTGTGACAGCTTACGGGCAGGGAACTCCAACAACTGAACGCCCCGGTCGAGCCACTGGCGGATCGGTCAAGGGTGCGGTAAACTTGCGGGCACTCGCTAACGCGGCCCGGAAGCAGGTCACGCAGAGCACCGAGGAATTTCTCAAGGAAAGCGACGATCAGGTCGCCAAGGCCCTTGATATAGCGAACCAGCATATTTGAGGATCAATCGATGGCGTCGTCATACACAACAAATAAGTCTCTAGAAAAACCGGCCAACGGCGACTACGTCGACACTTGGAACGTGCCGGTAAATGGTGACTTGGATATTCTTGATAAAGCCCTCGGTGGCGTACTTAGTCTAAACGCCACAAGTGGATCTGCGACGCTTACTTCAAGTCAGTATCAAAATCTTATCTTCGATATTTCTGGGGCCATTTCGGCGAGCGTTACATATACCATCCCGTCCGGCATAGGCGGCGTATGGATCGTTCGAAACACGACGACAGACGCTTCTGGGGGACCGTGGTCAGTAATAATTGCGTCTGCTGGGGGCGGTACATCTGCTACCATTACGAGATCGCAAAACGTCGTAATATTTTCTGACGGGACAAACATCCGGGCCACGACGACTATCGCTGGATCAGACACGCAACTTATCTTCAACTCTGGCAATGTACTCACCGGATCAGCAAACTTGACGTGGGACGGCTCTACGCTTGACGTGACGGGGGCAGTCACTGCTTCAGGAAACGTAACCGCGGATGTTGTAAATGATGCTCTGGGAGACGTTCGCGATATACCGGCCAATTCGAAGAGCAGTGCGTATACTCTAGTCGCCAGCGACGCTGGTAAATACATAAGCATTACTACCGGAGGAGTTACCGTTCCCTCTGGTGTGTTTTCTGCTGGTCAAGCCGTTGGAATATACAATAACAGCGGCTCGTCTCAGACTATCACACAGGGGACTAGCGTAACTCTTCGTAAAGTCGGAACCGCTACAACCGGAAACCGGACACTGGCCCAGTATGGACTTTGCTCGGTATTGTGCGTTGGTACCAACTTGTTTGTCATAACGGGTGGCGGCCTTACATAATGACATCAATTATATGGCTCGGCTTTACTGACATACAGGCTCCGCCGGGCACTCTAATAGATACGCAAGAGTTTACCTCCACTGGATCCGGGACTTGGACAAAGCCGAGTGGTGCCTCCTATGCTGAAATAGAAATATGGGGCGCGGGAGGCGGAGGGGGTAATGGATACAACGGCGGCGAAGCTTCTCAAGGGGGGCAGGGCGGAGCTTACAAAAAATATACTGTCCAGTTTTCAGAATTGAGTTCTACGCAAAACGTTTTTGTTGGAACGGGCGGCACTAGCGCCCCGCATGATGGAACAGCCGGAGCTGCCGGAGGTTTCTCTTGGTTTGGCGAGACATTTTGGGCTATCGGTGGTTACGGTGGAGCCGGTCAATTTCAGGCAGCGCAAGCTGCAACGTCATACACGCCGACGGGGTCTATTAGCGGAACATTAGACACCGAAGAAACGGGCGGGGCTGGTGGAACGAATGGCGGCGCTGGCTCTGATACCACTTACGCCGGTGCTGGCGGCGGGGGCGGCTCAAACTATTACAGCTACGGTCTGGGTGGTACATCCACTAATGGGGGCGATGGTGGAGACGGAGGCGGATGGTACAACCCGACCTACGGCCAGTCGGGCGTACAGCCCGGAGGCGGCGCTGGAGGCCAGTCGAACACTTCGCCATTAACAACCGGCGGAAACGGAAAGATCATAGTTAAATCTTACGCATAAAAAACCCCCGACCGAAGACGAGGCCGGGGGCAAGTCAGTTTCGGGAACAAACATCGGAACAAAAGTCAGTAACTGGCCTCAGTCCACCTGTTGGCACTATTGCCAACAAGATTGCGCATGTTTATTCAGTCGCGCAATTCTTCAAGATCATCTAAACGTTTTTGATGAACTCGTATCCCGTGCAAAACTGTAGTGTGATCTCTTTTACCAAACAACCGTCCGATTTGCGGTAAAGAAAAAGTTGGTCGTCTATTTCTGATCTCCCACATTGCTTCTTGCCGCGCTATAACAAAACGCTTTGTGCGAGAGGGTCCACGCAAATCAGAAACCCGGACACCGTGTTTTATAGCTACTTCATACATAATTTTCTGCACTTCGTTCAAGTGCTTTGGTGGCTCAAGCGAAATAACCGGAGTTTCTTCGCTTTGCTCTGTCTCTGCCGCTCTTTTCTGCTCAGGCGGCGGCAATTTTTTGATTGGAAGTACGATGACTCCATTCCTTATTGCCGCCTCTTTGGAGGTTGTTTCAATGCGTTGGCGGACATTCTTGTAGTGCTGATAGAGAGCTTCCGGCGTGTCAAATTCCATTTTACTTTCTCCATTCTTGAATTTTTTCTTCGATGGCCAAGACCATCACCAACGTGAAGAAGCCGCAACCGACAACAGTTAGGACGGCAATTGCGGTGGCGCTGATAAGCGCCAATCCAAACAAGTATTCCATTATCCCCTCCTAGTCCCAATAGCCGGGAGCCCTTCTAACCATAGCGACATATATACGCTTGTAACGCTGCGCTTTACGACGCAATCTTATGGCCCAGCCTCTAGGCCCCGCAACGTGGCACGCAGACATTTCAGCTTCAGTCCTGACTCCACTGCGAATACACATTCGCATGTGAGCAATACCGGCGGCTATGCCGTAGGCCGCCTCATTCAGCCTGCGTGGATTAAAGCCTAGAGCGCGAGCAGACCTTGGCATAACTTGCATTACACCTCTCGCCCTCCCGTGTCGTGTGCGCGGCCCAACAGCCCTCGGATTAAACCTGCTCTCAACATAAGCTATCTTAACGGCAGATCGTACCCACCGCTGGCCTAATTTGGCTCTTGCTTGACGCGCCACCATGCGCCTCACAAGCCTCTTACGTTTTGAAACGCTGCGAATACGGGAGATGTTATCTCCATAAGAAAAAATGGCGGGGGCCTTTAATCCTTTGCTCCAATAGAGCTTATCCTTGCGGAAAAAGTCTGCCGCGCTTTCTTCTTGGGCTATTGCGGGAGTGGCTATTGCAATAGATGCTGCGAGGGCCAAGGTGACTTTCATTTTTTCAGGTCCTCTTTTGGTTCTTTTTTAATGATTGCCCCAAACGCGCCATCAACAATCTTAACTGTTTGTTTGATGCTGATCTCTTCTTCTTCAAGATCAATTGCAGCTAATTCAGCGTATCCTGAAATGTCACGCCAACTATCAATATGATTATTATCGCCTTGCAAAATGCGCGTGACTTTCATAGCAATCATTTCCAAACTCGTTACTTGCGCATCAGTCAACTTTCCTCTGCTCCAATTTGGCCCCGTAGCCCAAAGCCGCAAAGTATCTTGGATCATGCGGGATACATCTCTGTACCTACCACTGATCTTTTCTCTTTCGTTTAATATTTCTCTTACGTTTTGCATTTTTCCCTCTTCTATTTTGATGACGGTTTCAGGGCCGCAAGCAGACCCCTCTGCGTCATGTCTTTATGAGCAAGGACGCCCATAACTCTCTCGTCAATCGTACCCTTACCGATTATGTGAAGAATACGCACCGGCTTTTCTTGACCCTGTCGGTGTAGGCGTGCGTTGAATTGCTGGTAATATTCCAGTGACCATGTCAGGCCAAACCATACAATGAGACTGCCCCCATTTTGTAGATTTAATCCGTGACCGGCCGACGCGGGGTGCGCCAAAAGCATTTTAATCTCACCCGCGTTCCACTTGTCAATAGTGTTCTGTTTTTTATCGAGGACAATTGCATTCGGAAAACGCTCTTGTAAACGAGCCAAATCGGACTTGTAATTGTATGCAACAAGCAGCGTCTCGTTCTGGTTTTCGTCGAGTATTTCCTCCAAGGCGTCTAGCTTTACCTTGTGCGTTTCTGACCAGTTTTTCTTTTCATCGGTGTAGACCGCACCATTGGCAAACTGCAGCAGCTTGTTTGCTAGGACCGCTGCCGTCGCCGCCTCGACCTCTTCGCCGTCCTCCAGCTCTGCCAGTAGCGTCTTCTCAAATTCCTTGTACGTCGCCAGAGCCTCTGGTGGTAATTCGATACTCTCGATCAGATCAATGCGCGGCGGCACGTCGAGGTAGTCTTCCGCGCTCATATGCAGGACACGCGGCAACATCAGGGCGTGTATCTTCTCAGCGGCGC